AGCAACAATGGCAACGACCGTCATCACGGGGCGCGATCTAGTCTTGACGATCGCTACCAAGAACTATGATGAGCAAGCTTTATCAGCAACGCTCAGCAATGATCCAACGATTGAGACCTATCAAACTCTGTATCAGAAAGCCTACAAACACATTGACGATCAATGGGGCTTTGAAATGGAGATGCTTGCAGATTGGGGCGCAGCAGATTCGCTATGTGAGGCACTTTGGACAGCAGCAGAAACTGCACCTAATACCACGCTGACTTGCGTATTGACTGCCGTCACTGGCGCAGTCTTCACATTTAGCGTGATGCCAGCATTCCCAAGCGTAGGTGGCACATCACCAGATGCACAAACAGTGTCATTCTCTTTCGTAGTAGTTGGCACACCTTCAGAGTCATTCACCTAAGATTAGGAGATCAGGAGCATGAAACTAGGACTTACCATTACATATAGTTCAGGCGATACAGTGACGGCAACGGTGCTGCCGCCTGAATGGGTTAAGTGGGAGACAAAGACAGGGCGCAAGATTACAGACATCAAGGGTGACGACTTGCTGGGAATGTCTGACCTTGCGTTCTTGGCTTATGCAGCTCTCAAGCGAGAAGCTGCTGGCTCACCGTTAAAACCTTATGAGGCTTGGCTAGAGACAGTCGCAGAGATTGATCCTAATGAGCAAAGCCCAAAAGCCACGCCAGTGGCTCAGTCGGACGGCTAGTTGTCGAACTAGCAATCGCCACTGGCATACCGATGCGCGAATGGGTATCGGCTGAAGACATCTTGACGGCTGTGGAGATATTGGAGAAGCGCAATGGCAAGTGATCCGATTAGCTATGACAAGCGCGAGCTTGGCGCAATCAAGCGCGCTTTCAAAGCTATGGACGAACAGGCACTTGCCGAAGCTAAAGAGAAATCAAGTGCTTTGGCTGACTTCTTACGCGGCAAGATTATTTCTGCATCGGCTGGACGAACGAAAGCTGGCACAGCAGCTAGGCGAATTGCCGAAGGCTCTAAAGTAAGCAAATCATCAAAGCTTGGAGAATTGTCATTTGGCTATGCATCACAGCGATTCTCAGGCGGCGCAACCACGCAACAGCTCTGGGGCGGTATGGAATTTGGATCAAAGAATTTTAAGCAATTCCCGAGTTGGAATCCGCAAGGCTATTTTATTTATCCCACGCTTAGGGCAAATCAGAATGAATTGGTGAGACAATGGGAAGTCTCATTTGCAGAGATAGTTAAGAGGTTCGATTAATGGCTGGCTCAAGAACACTTAAGCTGTCGATTCTTGCCGATGTTGATGATCTACGCAAGAAGCTAGGTGAGGGCAGCACAGAGGTCGAAGGTTTTGGCGGCAAGCTTGGCGACTTTAGCAAGAAGGCAGCAGCAGCATTTGCGGTCGCAGGAGCAGCAGCAGCAGCATATGCAGGCAAGCTATTAATTGACGGTGTTAAAGCTGCAATTGAAGATGAGAAAGCGCAGACCGCTTTAGCCACTAGCTTGCGAAATGTTGCAGGTGCAAGCGATGCAGTCGTTGCAGGTGTCGAGAAATACATAACAAAGACGGCGTTGGCAGTAGGTGTCACCGATGATCAATTGAGACCAAGCTTTGATCGGTTAGTAAGAAGCACGAAGAGCGTTGAAGAAGCGCAGAAATTGCAGGCACTTGCCTTAGATATATCAGCAGGCAGTGGCAAATCTTTAGAGGCAGTCAGCATGGCTTTAGGTCGCGCTTATGACGGCAATATAACTTCGCTTGGCAGATTAGGCGTTGGATTATCAGCAGCCGAATTAAAGTCAATGACATTTGATCAAGTGACCAAAACATTAGCAACAACTTTTGGCGGTCAAGCAACTGAGCAGGCAGAGACATTTGCTGGCAAGATGGAGCGCCTAAGCATTGCTGTTGATGAAGGCAAAGAGACTGTCGGCGCATTCGTGCTAGATGCAATCACGCCGCTAATTTCTAACTTTGTCGAGAAGGGCATTCCAGCAATTGCAGCATTTGCCGATGAGATTGGACCAAAATTAACGCCAATTATTGAAACAATTGTGTCGGTGTTCAAAGAGTTTTTAATTCCTACATTCCAGACATGGTGGCGAATTGTCAGCGAAGACATAATCCCTGCAATTAGTGCAGTAGTAATTCCAGTTTTAAAAGGCTTACAATCTGCATTCAACACAATAAAAAATTCAGTCATGGCTAACAAAGATGAATTCCAGAAATTAGAGCCAGTCATCAAAGCGATTGCGAAATTTGTAAAAGACAATTTAGCACCAGTATTAGGCGGCGTGTTAAAAACTGCATTGCAGGCAATAGGCAGTGTCGTTGGAACGCTTATTAGCGGCTTTGGCAAGCTTGCAGGATTCATTGGCGATGCTTACGGACAATTAAAAAACTTTATAAATTTAATCCAAAATAATCCAATAGTTTCGGGAATTAGCAAAGTAGTTAGCGGTATCTTTGGCGGCGGCAGGGCAGCAGGCGGTCCAGTCAAGGCTGGCACATCTTATGTCGTAGGCGAGCGCGGCGCTGAGATGTTTGTGCCAAAGACCGATGGCGTGATAATTCCCAATAACAAAATGGGCGGCGGCAATGTCACCAATCTAAATATCAATGTCACTGGCGCGCTAGATAAAGAAGGGGTCGCCAGACAGATTGTGGATATTCTAAACAATAGCTTTTATCGCGGCACTCTAGCGGCTGGCTCTATTCTGTCATGAGCCAATGGTCGCCAGTCTGGCGAATCAAGATTGAAGGCGTTGAATATACCGATGTCACGCTGGCAAGTATGTCTCTTAGTTCAGGTCGCACAAATATCTATGAGCAGGCTCAAGCTTCTTATTGCAACCTAGTGCTTATTAAATCCGATGGATCATTGATAGCGCCAGAAATCAACTATGGGCTCACCGTTGAGGTGCAGGATTCGACCGCCGCGTATGTGCCTATATTTGGCGGCACGATTAGCGATATTGAAGTAGGTATTCAATCGGCTGGGTCAGTTATGTTCGTGCAAAACATTAAAATCGTGGCAACTGGCGCGCTTGCTAAATTAAATAGAACTTTGACTGAAGGCGTATTGGTCAAAGACTTTGACGGTGACCAGATTTACAGCATTCTTAGCGATTTATTCTTAAACTCATGGGCTGAAGTGCCTGCCGCTATTACTTGGCAGGCTTATCAGCCTGCCACTGAGCAATGGCAAAACGCTGAGAATTTAGGGCTTGGCGAGATAGATCAGCCAGGAGATTATGAGCTGACGGCAAGAAGCGCATCAACTACGACCGTCTATGCCCTAGTCAGCGCCCTAGCCACTAGCGGTCTTGGTCAATTATATGAAGATGCTCAAGGGCGCATTGCCTACGCTGACAGCACACATCGCGGCTTATACCTAGCCACTAATGGCTATAAGGAGATACTTGTCGGCGATGCCATTTATCAAGGTGTCAAGACAGTCACACGCGCAGGCGATGTGCGAAATCAAATAACAATAACCTATAAAAACAATCAAGAAGAATCAGCCGAAGACCTAGATTCGGTGCGCGAATACGGCAATTTAGCGCAAAGCATTAGCACATCGCTAGAGAATGGTGTTGATGCCGAAGATCAAGCACAGTTTTATCTTGATTTGCGCGCATACCCCTATGCCTTTTTTGACGAAGTGACTTACGAGCTGACTAATCCAATGCTGAGCGATGCTGAGCGCGATGTCTTGCTGGAAGTCTTCATGGGCTTGCCGTTGCGTATAACTGACCTGCCCGTCAATATGGGGTCGCAATTTGAGGGCTATGTAGAAGGCTGGACATTTACATCAAGCTTTAACAAGCTGCAAGTCAATGTCTTGCTTTCGCCAGTCTCATTCTCAACGGTTGCAGAGAAATGGCGATCCGTGAGTGTCGCAGAGCAATGGCAGACCGTATCTAATACACTTCAATGGCAAAATGCCTTTGTCGTAGCGTAAGGAGAAAAGATGGCTAATCCGACTAGCAACTTTAACTGGCAAATGCCGACCAACACCGATCTTGTCAAAGACCTGCCAGCAGACTTTGAAGTCTTTGGTCAAGCAGTTGATACCGCAATGGCTGATTTATTAGGCGGCACAACTGGTCAAATCTTGGCTAAAAATTCTAATACAAATATGGATTTCGTGTGGATTACTAACGATGTTGGCGACATCACGGCAGTCAATGTGACTTCACCGATTACAGGCGGCGGCAGCTCAGGCGCAGTCACCATTGGCATTGATGATGGCACGACTGCACAAAAGGGCGCAGTGCAATTGGAAGACTCGACATCGAGCACATCAACGACTAAAGCTGCTACACCTAACAGCGTTAAATCAGCTTATGATCTTGCAAATGCAGCAATTCCAAAATCTTTAATTGATGCAAATGGCGATTTAATTTTGGGAACTGCTGACAATACTGCAGGAAGATTAGCAATTGGAACTTCTGGCTATGTATTGAAATCCGATGGCAGCACGGCTGCGTGGGCAATTGATCCGACAACAGATGTCGTCACTACTGCTGGAGATTTAATCTATGGAACTGCTGCTGATACAGTAGCAAGGCTCGGCATTGGAACTGCAGGTCAAGTTCTCAAAGTCAATTCAGGAGCAACTGCCCCTGAGTGGGGTGCTGCTGCTGCTGGTGCATTAACTCTAGTTTCTGCAACAACATTCTCATCAGTAAATGCACATTCAGTTAATAGTTGTTTCTCTTCAACTTATCGTTATTACCGCATTTTATGTGATTTCACCGAAGCCGTCACCGCCAATCGAACTTTGAACTTTAGATTAAGGGCTTCTGGCTCGGACACAACTACAACTTACACCGATGTTATGGGCATTATGTATAACACCAACTTTGATGTGGCAACTGGTGGAAGCGGTGAAGTCTTTTTAGGTGATGTTGGTGCTGGAACAGTTTTAGGTCATCTAGAAATGACTATTTTTAATCCTAATGGAGCTGCTCCAACTGGGTATTCACATACTCTTAACAGTATAAAAAATACTTCTTTGCAAGGTCAAATTGGTTCTGGTGTTCAAACTGCAAGCACAGCATTTGACGGATTTACACTTTATCTATCGTCAGAGAATATGACAGGCACAATCAAAGTCTATGGCTACTCAAATTAGGAGAATAAATGAAACCCGAAATTAGTATTGTCGATGCAAATACAGGCGAACAAATTGTCAGAGAAATGAACGATGATGAGTTAGAGCAATATGAGGCAGATCAATTGACTGCAACGCAACGCGAAACAAAAATCGCCGAAGCAAAAGTTAAACGCGAAGCAGCCGAGGCTAAACTAAAAGCACTTGGTTTGACTGCTGAAGATTTAAAGGTTTTAGGTCTTTGACATACATTGACGGCACAGCTCAACGCCTATGCGAAATAGCATTGGCTGAGGTTGGCTACATTGAAACGCCTGACAATATAACAAAGTATGGAGAGCACACGAAAGCCAATGGCTTGCCGTGGTGTGGAAGCTTTGTCAATTGGTGCGCTCATCATGCAGGTGTCAAGCTGCCATCAATGGTGAGCACTGCAATGGGCGCGCAGAGAATGAAAGATGTAGCGCGCTGGCACACAGAGAATCCACAGGCAGGAGATTTAGCATTCTTCGACTTCCCAAGCGATGGCGTAGATCGTATTAGCCACATTGGAATCGTGGTCGCAGTAGCAGATAAATCAGTAATTACAGTCGAGGGCAACACAGCGCCTAGCGGTGGAGATCAACGCAATGGCGGCATGGTCATGCTCAAGACTCGCGCCTATGGCAAAGGCTCGCCGATTGTCGGATTTGCTAGACCGAAGTATTTACTAAGCGCTCTGGCGTATCCTGAAGTCAAGGCAAGCGAGGAAGCCGCGAGCAAAGTCAAAAAGAAGGGCAAGAAATGGAACAAGTAAAGGCATTACTCGCATCATGGGCAAGATCATTCTTTGCAGCAGGCATCGCGGTCTATCTTGCTGGCGTGACTGATCCAAAGGCTATTGCTTATGCAGGCGCATCGGCAGTCTTACCAGTGGTCTTGCGTTGGTTAAATCCCAAAGATTCAGCATTCGGGCGCTCAAGCTCCTAATCGCTGGAATTCTTGCGCTAGGGGTATCAAGCTGTGGATATGACGGCTGGGTCAGATACCCCTGCCAAGAGTTCGACAACTGGAGCAAAGCCGAGTGCCAGCCGCCAGCCTGCAAAGTCACAGGAACATGCACTGCAGACTTGGTTGGGGACATCTCTGACACATCGCACCCCTAAATATCAACGACGCTTAAATCCTGAAGACATACACGCTCGCTTAATCTTGATTATCGGCGTGGCTCTTTCAGCCGTCTTTGTAGTTATCAGCATTGGCATCACATACGCGCTCATATTTGTCACACAGCCCATCGGCTCGCAAGCGCCTAACGATGCAGCATTTATTGATCTACTTAAAACGATGGCAATCTTCTTGACTGGCGCTCTTGGCGGTGTGCTTGCAGGCAATGGCTTAAAGTCCAAGCCAAAGCCAGCCGACACGCCGACCCCTGAACATAAGGCTTGAATCTGTCAGGGCTGTGCATCACACTGATACCACAGCCGCCGAGTGTGTGGCTGGATCAGGAGCAACACAATGCACGAACTAGACATGAGTATGAGCACAATCTTGACCTGCCTAGCTCTTATGGGCTTGGCGTTCATGATTGGATTTAGTAAGGGTCACGGCGATGGCTGGGACGAAGGTTATGCGCGCGGCTATTTTAGAGGCAAGAATCGTCAAGCTTCTCAAGTAGGTGACGAATAATGGCGTGGAATCTAGAGAATTACGAAGATGTAAATGCCAGAATAAAGCGATTCCGGGCTGAGTTC